TAACTACACATTTAAAAGAGTTGCTGGAGAAAAAGAATTAGTCATTCCATTTTTTTATATTGCTCCAGATAAAAGTGTTGCAGAGGTTTTGTCGGATTTAGCAATATCAACACAAACTGCAATGTTTTTTGATGAATATAATAATTTTGTTATGATGAGTAAACAGTATATGTTACCACTAGAGACAGATAGGGGCATAGATTATACTCTTTATGGGTCAAATGATTTTGAGGATACTGGAGTTATAGAAAATAAAAACAAAAACTCTAAGATAACAAATATAGTAGATATCGTTTCTTCTGATAAGAATGTGTTTAATGACGGAAAAATTAACTATAACAGTAGATATATCCAGCGCTCTTACGGAACTATTAAACAGGCTAGCATGATTGATAATGAAGTTGTTTCAAAAAATTGGATATATAAGCCAGCATTGTTATGGGAAGTTACTGGAGATCAGACACTAAGATCTATTAATGGAGAGGTCTCTAGCCAATCTTCATATAGCCTTTCTGCAATACCTTTAAACTCTGATTTATCATCAACTGTTCCATATGTTTCAAATAATACTCTTATTAATAATGTTATTGATTTAGGAGAAGCCGTCTATTGGCTAGGAAGACACAACGGATATTTTTATGCAAATGGAGAAATAATTAAATTTGATGCAATTCAATATAGCATTCCAGGTGCTCAAAAAAACATAGTTATAGATAACGGCAACGGAAAGCCAATATTTACTACCCAGACGGTTGGTGCAATAGGAAACGTATGGATTAGCAATAATCAAGAATATCAAGACTATATGTCAAAATTAACTTTTAATGGAAAAATATATCCTACAGGATTAGTTAGAATATATGCAGAGCCAAAGTATGAAGAAATAAATGGAATAACAATAATGAAAAATGGCGAGGTATCTAGACATGGCAGAGGTCAATTTGGAACTCCTATAGTTAATCATAAAGCAGGACTAGACTCCTATTGGTCAAACAACACATATGTTCGTGGATTTAATATGAAGAGTAGCCATCTATTCGGTTTAGTAGACGGAGATATCTTAACAAATGAGTCAATTTCAGAATTATCTTTAACTACAAACGTGGCTGGAGCAAACAACTCTAAAGCCTTGCAAAATGTAAGAACTGGAATTATTAAAAATTTTATGTCATCGTCATATACTAAAGAAACACAAAATAATACAATAAAAGCAACACAGGCAGGATCGGTTCAGTCTTCTGCCTTAGTTATGAATGGCCCATCTTTTAGCACAACAGAAACTCCAATTAACTTTTTATCATATCAATATAAAGCCCTTGATAACAAGTATAAACATTTTGGAACTAGAATGAGAATAGTTGGAAAGATTGAGGCCAGCGAAACTGTAGGACAGACACCAATAAACGCTACACCATATTATGTTTTGCCAGGAAGCCAGCCTAGTCAAAGACTTAATATTTCTGGAGGGTCTGGCGGTATTGCAGTAATGCTTAACCCAGCAACAAATGTCGGATATTATTTTGAAATAGTTTCTTTGACCGAAAAAAATGTAAGTGAGTATTCATCAGAATCAGACAGCCTTCATAATATATTGTTTTATAAAGTTTATTCAGATTCAGAGTCAAACGCAATACCAATAAAACTATGGGGGGGATTTGGCAATATCATTGTAGATGATGGAAAGTTTACTGGTCAAAGCAGAATCATGGGAGAAGAGAACCCAACAGTATATGATCTTGCTGTTGAATACCAAGACATAGGATCTGTTAGAAGGTTTTATTTATATATAAACAATAAACTAGTTAAGATAGTTGACGACTCTTCTCCATTACCTATATACAATAATGTCGCCCTCTTTGTCCGTGGCGGATCAAAATGTATGTTTGAAAATATTTATGCATTAACCAATAACTACAGTCAAAATACTGTATTTGCATTGGACACTCCAGTTAGCGCAGCGTTTGACGATAATGAAATTAATGCAAATGAATCATTTAGAAAGTATGCAATGTCTGGTATAGTACAGTCTACGTATCTGTCTGGCATAAGTGTTGCAGAACCACCCAAATTTAATTTATATTTTGATGAGTTTGGAACAATCATGAGAGAGGCTGCGTACTTAAAGGTTAAATATGACAAAGCATATCCAGCGCTGTATGCACAACTATCTCCAACATTTAACAGAATTAAAGGATATACTGTATCTGGTTTTAGGGCTGGATCTTATGGGGCAGAGTTTTTAATATTTAATTCAACTGATACCGCTTTAAATCTAGATGAGACAAGTGGTAATTACTTAAGAATTCAGGGAATAACATTTACTCAGCAATCTCAAAATGAATTAAGTGTTGATAGTTATTTTGTCAAGAATAGCAATTTTTCTGATCCAGTTATAGGAAAAGATAATTTAATTGTTTCGCCATTTAGAGCACAACAAGATTATGACAAAATAAAAACAAGCAGGCTCACCTATGGTAAAAAAGAATTTTCTCTCAGTCCGTCTTATGTGCAATCTGAAGATGATGCAAGAGATTTAATGTCCTGGATTATAAATAAAATTATGAAGCCAAGAAAAAGCGTGGGGGTTAAAATATTTAGTACTCCGATAATTCAACTTGGAGACATTATAAATATTGAATATAAAGACTTAGAAAACAAAGATGCAGTTGCATCTAGTCAAAGTAGATTTGTTGTGTATAATATAGACTATCAAAAAGATTCTGCAGGTCCCTCTATGACGCTGTATATGAGTGAGGTATAAAATGGCATATTTTGATTCCAGTGGAAAGATAGTATATGACGATTACCCTGCCACACCAGATGTCAATATGACCTGGAAACCAGGAAAACTAATACCAAGCGAAGAGGCATTAAACTCATACCTAGATTCTATTTCTGGACTAAATGCTACGCCAGACAACCCAGATGTTATTGATTTAGTTCAGCAAAATAATCCAGATGTAAAGCCAGCAACACCAGATATTATATTATTTAATGATGATGTAATGCCAATCGAAATAATGACAGATTTAATATTTGAAAATATTGGTGGACAAGAGTTAATTAATATATTAAGATCAGACTTAGTTAATGGACAAAATGTTTTATATCAGCCTATTAAAAATCTAAGCAATGTATACTTTCAATATAACCCTCAAAATATTTTATCATTACAGGACATAGACTCTAATTATTTTAAAAAGTTTCCAATTAATTTTAATAGCAAGATTCCAGAATGTGGAACAGGACCAGATTGTTCTATTGTTTATCTAGACCCAGAAACAGGAGATTTGGTAATAAATGTTATTAATTTGGCTAGAGACGAGCAGGTTGAAGTGTCTATAGTTTCAGACGGAACTGTTTTAGATGATACAATATACGGAGTGATACCATGATAACAAATACAGGGAAAAGCATCTTAGCAAAGTATTTAATAGGCCAGGCACCAGCCTACGCCTCTTATGTCGCAATTGGATGTGGGGCAAAGCCATTAGCAACTAATCAAGCCTTTGGTGATTACTCAGATAAAAAAGCATTAGATTTTGAAATGTTTAGAGTTCCAATAACTTCAAGAGGGTATGTCAATGAGGATGGAATAAACAAGATCGTATTAACGGCAGAACTTCCTACAGATGAAAGATATGAGATTTCTGAAGTAGGTATATTTTCGGCGGGATCTAACCCATCAGCAGGAGCGTATGACAGCAGAACCCTGCTTGCTTTTACTGTTAACGAAAACTGGGAATACCATAACCAAACGTCTTCCACAGAATTACCAATAGTTTATGAGCCTTTGGATGGGCAGGCTAATGACGGGCTAATAAATCAAACATATGAGGCATTCCAAACGAACTCTGATAACAGACTATTTACTAATCCAGACAGAACTTCTAGGTATGAACGTGCTAGATTTTTTAATAATATTGTAATGATGCGAGGAGACTCTGCAAATTTACAGATACAATCAAATCATCTAGTTCCAGCAACTGGATCAAACCATATCCACCTACTTGGAACCGCACTTGACTTTAATAGAAATGCTCCTACAGATGAGATTAAGTTAGCATTCAGCGTTATAAGCAAAGATCCAGATCCCTCAATTATTCCAGATGAGGTAAGAATTCTTTTAGAGTTTGCAGAAAGCGATTCTCCAGGAGTAGGAGAATGGGCCAGGTTTGAGGTAGTTATGCCTGCAGACGACTACTCATTTGCAAACAATAGATATTATGTAATTACTAAGCAGTTACAGGAATTATATAGAAGCACAGGTTTCACGTGGAACAATGTTACTATAGTAAAAATATACACAACTGTTATTAAAAACAATTTGCCTTCCGATGATTTTTATGTTGGACTAGATGCAGTTAGGTTCGAAAATGTATCAACAACAAATCCAGTATATGGTTTAACTGGTTATACAGTTTTAAAAAATACAAATGCAGAAACTATAATTAAGGCTGCTAATACAACAAATTATATAGAATTTAGATTTGCAATGGATGTGCAATAGTGTCAAATCCAGATCAAGGAATAAAAAAAATAATTATTCCAAAGTCAAAACTTCCAGGCTTTTTTGGAGAAAATAGACAGTACGTATTAAGATATAGATTTATATCAGAAGACAAAAATAGAACATCACACTGGTCTCCTGTATATAAAATATTAGCAGAAGACACACCTAGTGAAATATTAAATAGCATGATAATTGACACTGCAAATAAAGTTATTAATCTAGCATGGCAACCACAGCCACATATAGAAGAATATTTTATTTATATTAAATGGAATAATTCTGGATGGCAATATTATACAAAGACATCGCAGACTAATTACTCAATAGTTTATAGTGCGGATAAGACTTACGTGCATATAGCGGTACAACCAAAAACTATTCCATTGGAAAGATTTGCAGATTCAGAATTGTTTGAAAATGAGGGCAGTCTGATATAATTAGACAGGAGGAAATATGGCAAAAATACCACTACCAGAATTAGGTCAACCACTAGATGTTTCTTACATCTATCAGTTAGCAAATGCAATTAACGAGTTATCTTTACAGGTTTCGCCAGCAATATATAAATATGTTAGCGTTGATGTCGTTAACGGAGTTCAGCAAAATGCAAAGGCTTCTGAGACAAGAATAATTGCAGGCTATGCAGATGTTGTTAAGAGTGCGAATCAAAGCATTGGAAGCCAGCAACCATTTACATATAACTTCCCAGCAGACTTTAAATTTGCCCCTATTGTAACAGCCACTCCAGTAAATATTGGTGGTACCGAAGCAGGCAAAAATGTATCCGTTGTAATAAAATCTATCACTACATCAAAGGTAGATGGGACAGTTAATTTTAATTCCACGGGAGATGTTTCAATAGGCGTTAATTTAATTATCGTCGGTATACCTAATTAATGATTAAATGCAAAAAATGTTTTCGCAAAATGATAATAGACAGAGTGTACAACTCAGTTTCTCATATAGAGATATATTGTCTAATATGCGGATCAAGAAAATTTTTTCATCCGCCGTCTGATTCGGAGGAAGGTACATGGCTGTTAAAAAAGGAAACAGAACGAGCGAAGAGTACAATCTCGCCCCTGTAATTCCAGGCAATAAAAAAGTTTGGTTTCTTAATAAAGACTTAGTAAGAATACATCACTTAAACAGATCTAATGGAATAATGTCTGTTTATAATATTACAAAAGATAGAATAGAAAGTTGTTTAATTGGAGATTTTAAAAATAAAAGAGAAAGGGCCTACACTGTTGGAGAGACAGCAGATTTGGTTAATCGACATAAAAAATATATGCCCTCATTAATGAAACGTGGAATTATTCCATTTCCAACAGGATCACAAAAGGGTGGCGAAAGAGGTTGGCAAATAAGATCCTATTATTCAGAATCGCAAGTTAAAGAGATTCGTGATATACTGGCAACATACCATATAGGAAGACCACGGAAAGATAATTTAATAACAAATGACATCACCCCTAGCAAGGCTGAATTGACAAGAAGAATGGGCGATGGTATACTTACATATACGAAAACAGAAGACGGTAGGTTTATTCCTATTTGGTCAGAATCAATATAATAGAAGGGTATGAAATGGAAGAAACAAAAGTATCAGTAACATTGGGTTATACTCAGAATTTAGGAAATTTTCAATCGCTAAGAATTGATTTAGGAATTGTAGATTCAAGGCGTGATGGAGAAAATATAGATCAGGCTTTTGAGCGTGTTTATAAATTTGTTGAAGATAAACTAACAGAAAAAGTAGCAGAAGCAAAGATAGAACTAGAAGAAAAAGAATAGTGTGACCGATAAACAGAAGCGATTGGCTCTGTTAAGCAGGTTTGATAAACACTATAAGTTTAAACTAGGACAGAAGCCACAGTATAATAAGTGGATAGAGCAATGGTCTGCCGATGCTCTTATAGAGTCTTATGGCATGGATCTTTGTTATGAACTCCTTGAGTATTATTTTGATATAACACAAAACCCTACATGGAATCATTTTGCGTACATAGCACATGATATACTGGAAGCAAAACAGCAACATTCAAAAGATTTACGAGAACGAGAAGAACGAAGAGAAAAGGCTAAGGAGTGGCTGAGTGAATAATACAGAATCAAAACTAATCTCAGCCGTGTTAAAAGATAAGCAGGCACATGTCTTGCTTCAGGCTAATATAGAAAATATTTTAACTACGCATGTCGATGTTTGGCAATTTATTAGAAAATATTACGAGCATAATTCTACTGTTCCTCCAACAGAATTAGTTGTAGAAAAGTTTAGAGACTTTGAGCCAGTTAGTGGTGTAGGATCAACAAAGCATCATCTTGAAGAATTACAAGCCGAATATCTAACAAATAGCCTTAAGGATATTATTAGATCTGCTGCCACTGATGTACAAGGTGGACAAGGATTGGATGCCCTAGAATCTCTTATTACAAAAACCGCAGAACTTAGAAAAAATACAGCAGCCATTCGTGATATTGATGTTACAGATTTAGATTCTGCAGTTGCTTATTTTGAAAATCTTAAGAAGCAGCAGGAAGCAGGAGCAATTGGAATAAAGACTGGCCTTCCAGGATTTGATAACTATTTGCCATCTGGAATCATGCCAGGGCAGTTAGGAGTCTTCCTTGCATATCCAGGCATAGGAAAGTCATGGTTGTCTCTCTATTTCGCTGTACAGGCTTGGAAGCAGGGTCGTAGCCCAATGATCATAAGTCTTGAAATGTCTGAAGTAGAAGTTCGTAATCGTGTATTTGCAATCATGGGGGAAGGTGTTTGGTCTCATAGAAAGTTAAGTGCTGGTCAGGTTGAGATGGATATGTTAAAGTCATGGCATACAAAGCATGTAACTGGTAAGCCAGAATTTCATATCATATCAAACGATACTGGTGGAGATATTAACCCTATGGTTCTTCGTGGCAAAATAGATCAGTATAAACCAGACTTCGTTATTGTTGACTACCTACAACTAATGTCTCCAAACCAAAAGTCAGATAATGAGACGGTACGCATGAAGAATTTGTCTCGTGAACTTAAACTTATGGCTATTGCAGAAGAGGTTCCTATTATTGCTATTTCTTCTGCTACCCCAGATGATGTAACTAAACTTGAAACTGTTCCAACCCTAGGTCAAACAGCATGGTCAAGACAGATAGCATATGATGCTGACTGGGTATTGGCTTTAGGACGAGGAACCAATAGTGATATTATTGAATGCGTATTTCGTAAAAATCGTAACGGTTTTATGGGAGAATTCTTGGTTCAGGCTGATTTTGACAAGGGATATTACAGGTATAAGGATTATGAAGATAAGTCAGTATAATATGTTCCATGGAAACATTTCCGCACAAGGCAATAAAGCGGTTTGGGCTGGATGGAATCATAGTTGATGACTCCGCCATATACAGACTGCAACAAGAATATATCAGGTTACTGGTATCAGAAATGCGCCTATCTGGATATGCTCCAAGATTTGACATTAATCCCGAATTTACACTATCATATAATGAGCAAAAAAATTACTTTGAGTTTATATTAAGCGTATACGGCATATACATAGGGAGAAAAAAGGCAGAATGGATATTAGGAATAGACGGAACCAGACCAATCTATACACAGCCAGCCAAGTTAAAAGAGTACTCTCAGGATCTGGCGTAACTGTAGAAAAAGAAGCAGAGTCTGAATATATTGTATTTTGTCCATTTCATTCTAATCATAGAACTCCCGCTGGAGAAATAAACAAGTATACTGGATTATTCTTTTGTTTTTCTTGTGGAAAGACTGCAGATTTAATAGAGTTAGTTATGCATTTTTCAAATAGAACATATTTTGAATCTGTAAGATTTATAAAAAGCAAAGAGGTTGAGATAGATATTTTATCTGATGTAAACTCTAAATTAGTACAGAAAGAAGAATGGACAGAGTTTGACATTTCTGTAGTTCAAAGATTGCATGAACAGGCTCTCCACTCTGAAAGAGCAAAAGATTATTTTATTAAAAGAAAAATAACTAAAGAGTCTGTTGTAAAGTTTAAACTTGGCTATTCAGAAAATCAAGATATGATATCAATACCTATTTTTAATCACGAAAACTTATGCGTAGGCTTTGTAGCAAGGTCAGTTGAAGGAAAAGATTTTAAAAATACTCCTAAATTACCTAAATCAAAATTGCTTTTTAATTTAAATAAGATTAAAACCGCATCTAAGGTTTATGTTGTAGAATCTTCTTTTGATGCAATTAGATTAGACCAAGTAGGAATACCAGCAGTTGCTACACTAGGTGCAAATATATCTTCAAGGCAAATAGAGTTATTAGAAAAATACTTCAGCGATATATTTTTAATAGCAGACAATGATGAGGCTGGAGCAAAAATGACATCTAAACTAACAGAGTCTCTTGGGCACAAGGTGTCAATTATAAAACTCAATGATCAATATAAAGATATTGGAGACATGGAAGACTCTGATATAATTAAATTAGATGTTAACTTTGAGTCATCAATATTAGAGGTTTTGTCATGAGTTTAAAAAATAAAAGACATATGCAGTGGTGGGTTGCTATTAGGACTATGTTCAATAAATCTTATTGGAATAAGCCAAACACTGTAGAGTTTTTTGCTTTTATGACAAAAATTGCTATTATATTCCCAGGTCTTCTTTTTGGCAAACAGTTTTGGTGGTTATTTATTTTTGCTTTAGTTTCAAGTCTAGCACTTATCTGGTCTTCAACAGTAAAAACTTTACCCACCATTATCTGGTTTAACATACTTTGGTGTATACTAGCAACAACAGCAATACTAAAACATTTTGGTATTGTGCTATAAATTTACATTTGACAAAAAAATACATATAGGATATACTTAAACAACACTAACAAAAGGAGAAACTATGAGCGTTATTAAGGGATTAAAAAATATAAATGCCCTGCTCGACAAGAAAACAGATGAAAGCGGTCCAAAGGTACGTTGGTTAAAGTTGGCTGATGGACAAGCAGTAAAGATTCGATTCATTGAAGAATTAGATGAGGATTCTGCAAACTATAATGAGAAGCGTGGTCTTGCGCTTGTTGTTAAGGAACATACGAATCCGAAGGACTACAAGCGTAAGGCTGTAGATACTCTGGACACAGAAGGCCGTGACTGGGCTGAAGAAATGTATCGTAAGGATCCAAAGGGAAATAGTGGGTGGCGTGGTCGCCTTCGTTTCTATTGCAATGTACTTGTAGATGATGGTATTGAGGATAAGCCCTATGTTGCCATCTGGTCTATGGGTGTAAGCAAGCAATCTTCATTTAATACTATTCGTGAGTATGCTCTTGAAACAGGAAGCATATCAAATATTACATGGAAGTTAAAGCGTAATGGTCAGGGTACTGAGACGTCCTATACTTTAATTCCTTCGGCTCCAGATAAGGAACCGTTTAACTGGGAAGGCATTGAGCCATACCCACTAGAGAAGGCGTTGCGTCGTGTCCCATATGCGGAGCAAGAGGCGTTCTATCTTGGGTTTGATTCCCCATCATCTACATCAGCGACGAATATCGACTGGTAGTAGATGAATTACGTACCACTACACTTACATACTCACTTTTCATTATTCGACGGTATTGGGTTGCCGTCTGAATATGTAGATCGTGCATCAAAATTGGGTATGCCTGCAATATCGATTACAGACCATGGCTCCTTGTCTGGCCACAGAGAAATGTATCGTGTTGCTAAAGCCAGTGGTATCAAGCCTATTCTTGGCATAGAAGGTTATATGTGTGAGGATCGTTTTGACCAAAGAGACAAAGAGGATCGCACTACACCATTAGATATGGTTTACAATCATATAATTCTTCTAGCCAAGAATAAGGTAGGTTTAGAAAATCTTAATAAGTTAAATGAGATTGCATGGACAGAGGGATATTATAAAAAGCCCAGAATAGACTTTGAGGTTCTTGCTAAATATAAAGAAGGTATTATTGTTTCTTCTGCATGTCCAAGCGGTATTATTGCTAAGTCAATTGAACTTGGCGAACTTGGCATGGCAAAAAAATATATTAAATGGTTCAAAGAAGAGTTTGGCGATGACTATTATCTTGAGGTAATGCCACATAATGATGAATTAATTAACCAAACAATTTTACAGTTAGCAGATGAGTTTAAGGTTAAGCCTATTGTAACTCCAGACTGTCATCATGTAGACCCATCACAAAAAGAAATCCAAGAACTAAAACTTATTCTAAATACATATTCAAATAAGATTCAGAAAGATGCTACATACGAAAAGTCTAAAAAGCAAGGGGACTTAATGAAGCGTCTTGATTACCTATATGGTGAAGATAGACAAATGTCATTTAATAAATTTGACATACATCTTCTTTCCTATGAAGAAATTCAGGCTGCTATGGAAAAGCAGGCAATTTTTAGAACAGATATTTATGAAAATACCATTGAACTTGCTAATAAAATTGAGGACTATGAGATTAAGGATGGTCTAAATCTTCTTCCAGTTCAATACAAAAATCCAGATAAGCAATTAAAAGAATTGGCCATGAATGGTTTGACAGAAAAAGGTCTTGATAGTAATCAAGAATATTTAGATAGGCTTGAAGAAGAGTTAAGGGTAATTCAGGATAAAAAGTTTGGCCCCTACTTCCTTGTTGTTCAGAGTATGATTTCATGGGCAAAGAAGGAGGGCATTATGGTTGGTCCAGGTCGAGGATCTTCTGCTGGATCATTGCTTTGCTATGCACTTGGAATTACCGATATTGACCCACTAAAACACGGACTTCTATTCTTCCGCTTTATTAATCCAGAACGTAATGACTTTCCTGATATTGATACAGATATTCAAGACTCTCGTCGTGATGAGGTTAAGGACTATCTTGTTAGACAGTATAAGCATGTTGCCTCTATTGCAACATTTTTAGAGTTTAAAGATAAAGGAGTAGTACGAGATGTTGCTCGTGCATTAAATATTCCATTAGCAGATGTCAACAAGGTTTTGAAGTTAGTTGATACTTGGGATGAGTATTGCACTGCAAAAACCACTGCATGGTTTAGGGAGAAATATCCAGAGGTAGAACAATATGGAGAACAACTTCGTGGTCGTATTAGAGGTACTGGCATACACGCTGCTGGTGTTGTAACTAGTAAAAATCCTATTTTTAGGTACGCACCGATGGAGACACGCAATTCTCCTGGTTCTGATGAGCGCATTCCTGTTGTAGCAGTTGACATGGAAGAGGCTGAAAAAATCGGGCTTATTAAAATCGATGCCCTTGGTCTTAAAACGCTAAGTGTTATTAATGACACAATTAAGATAATTAAGGAGAGAGAGGGTACTGATATTGATTTATTAACAATTGATACCAATGACCCAAAGGTGTATCAGATGTTATCAGAAGGATATACAAAAGGAGTATTTCAGTGTGAAGCAACTCCTTATACAAATCTTCTAATTAAGATGGGTGTAAAAAATCTAGCAGAACTTTCCGCCTCAAATGCCTTGGTTCGTCCAGGTGCTATGAATACAATCGGTAAGGACTATATTGAGCGTAAGCATGGCAGACAGGCAGTTAATTATCTACACCAGACAATGAAACCTTTTACGGAAGAAACATATGGGTGTATCCTATACCAAGAACAGGTTATGCAGGCCTGTGTTCAACTTGGAGGTATGTCTTGGTCTGAGGCTGATAAGGTTCGTAAGATCATTGGTAAAAAGAAAGATGCTAGAGAGTTTGATGCGTTTCGTGATCGCTTCGTTGATGGGGCTTCTAAGTTTATTAGCCCTAATCAGGCTCGTGATTTATGGCATGACTTTGAGGCGCATGCGGGTTATTCGTTCAACAAGTCTCATGCGGTTGCTTATTCTACGCTCTCGTATTGGACGGCGTGGTT